ACGATCGGCACCGTGACGATCACGGGCAGCAGCACCGGCGCGACGCCACTGACGGCGACATACACCGCCGCGGTCTCGGGTGACGCGACAGATCTGACGTATAGCTGGACGGCGCCCGTCATCCCGGCCGGCGGTGCGGTGGCGTTCGGCAGCACGAACGGCAGCACCAGCTCGATCACCATGACCGGCGCCGGCACGTATCAGCTGGCGTGCAGGGTCGGCAGCTTTACCGCCACCGATCGAGCGGTCGACAAGATGGTGACGTTCAACCTCAGCACCGACACCGCGACAGCGACGGCCCACGGGCTGGCGGCGGATGACCAGGTGACGTTCACCGCCACGACGGGGACCCTGCCGACGGGCCTGCTGGAGCAGACCACCTACTGGGTACGATCGGGCGGCTTGACCGCCGACGCCTTCACGGTGGCCGCCACCCCCGGCGGTGCCCTGCTCGACATCAGCGGGACCGCCAGCGGCACCTATCGGGTCAGCAGACTGGGGCGGTCAGACCTGCATCAGGTGGTGGTGTCGTGAGCGTGCAGTTTCCAGCGATCCGCCCGGCCAGCCGGCAGTATCAGCCCCCGGCAGTGCCGGTCACCGAGAGCCGCAGCGAGTCGGGCGTCACGTTCCGCCGCCGCCGGGGGAGCCTGCCGGTCGATGCCACCCTGGCCCTGCGGTTCGATGCCCGGCCGGTGAGCGACTGGGAGGCGATCGAGTCCGCCTGGCTGGCGAGCGACTGCGGCATGACCGCCCTGGACCTGCCAGCCGATGTGTGGGCCCCCGGCAGCGCCCCGGACCTGCCGGGCCTGCAGTGGCGCTTCATCCCGGACCGCCCGCCGCAGAAGAGCCAGGAGCGGGACCTGCGGGGCCGGGTGGGGATCACGGTGGAGCTGCGGGCTGTGGCGGTCTGAAGACTGTGACGGTTTAGAAATCGTCCACCCGTTGAGGCGCGGGGGCCGAGTGTGAGGGTACTGTCTCGGACATGGCCAAGCGCCTGCATCACTCACTCTCACGATGAAAAAAACAATCAGCCTCTTCCAGCGCAACTATGACGGCAATCGTCTAGTGCGTGATGAGATTGTGCCAGGTGCCGAGTGGGTTGCGGCTGGAGAAGGTGTCGCTACTCGCAAACTGGACGGGACATGCTGCATGTGGCGCAACGACAAGCTGTGGAAGCGCCACGAACTGAAGGGCAAGGCCGCGCCGGCTGGATTTGAGGCCGCGCAAGAGCCTGACGTCGTCACGGGCCACGTGCCGGGATGGGTCCCAGTAGGCGATGGCCCGGAAGATGCCAGGCACCGTGAGGCGTTAGCGGCTGCTGGTGGCACGCTGGGCGATGGAACCTACGAATTGTGTGGCCCAAAGGTTCAGGGGAATCCCGAGGGTTACGCCAGCCACGTGCTCATACCTCATGGATCCGAGTTGCTGCCAAAGTGCCCGCGAACCTTTGACGCCCTGCGCGAATACCTGCGCGGACACGACATTGAAGGCGTGGTTTGGCATCACCCCGACGGGCGACTGGTCAAGATCAAGGGCAAGGACTTTGGCCTGAAGCGGGCCGCAGCCCCGCTACCCTGACCCTATCCCCACCATCCGCCCGTGGCTCAGCAGGTTCTTACCTCCAGGGACGCTGAACTGCGGCTGGATGGCATCGGCGTGGCCAAGGCCCGGGACGTGAGCCTGCAGCTGCAGGCCGACCTGCCGGAGGACACCGCCTTGGGCCAGGACTCGCGCACCTACGTTTATGGGCTCAGGTCCTACTCGGGATCGGCGACCCTGCTCTACGACCGCAGCAGCCAGGTCAGCACGATCCTGCAGCAGGCCCTGACCGCTGACGACACCGCCCGCAGCCTGGAGCTGATCCTGCTCGACCGCAACGTGCGCGGGACCGTCCTGTTCGGCTCGGTGGGTCTGTCCGTCAGCGTCGGCGATCTGGTGCAGGTGCCAGTCGGCATCACGTTCAACGAGATCTCGGGGACCGTCTGATGAGCCTGCTCGGAACCGGCGGGGAGCTGGAGCTGAGCCGCGAGTGGCCCCCGCTGACGGTGCTCACGGATGCCAGGTTCGATGCCGGCCGCTTGTGGCTGGCCCAGCCGGGTTACTGGCCGGGCGATCGGGTGATCCTGTCCTGCAGCCGTGGACTGCCGATCGACGCCAACCTGGACGGATTCGGCGACTGCCCCGACGGGCACCGGCACTGGGGCGGTCTGGGCATCGCTGGTCCCGCCACGGCCCACCGCAGCAACGACGCCGGGGCCTACTGGAACGCCAGCGATGCCGCGCCGTTCTGGGAGTCAGCGGCCGGGACCGGCCTGACCCAGCAGTTGAGCTGCTACATCGGCCGCGACACCCTCGGGCGCCTGGCCTTCTACGACTCCGAGCTGAACGGCGTCAACGGGACCGCCACCGGCCGCCTGCCCCTGGCTGGCGTGGCGTTCGGCGCTCTGGTGCTGGCCCCCTACTCCGCCGCGGCGGCCTACCAGACGGCCCTGCTGCAGCTCGCCAGCACCGTGCTGGCCCTGCTGCCACTGGCGGAGCCCGAGATGCCCGCCGACCTGGTGGCCGAGATCCCGGCCGCTGCCGCCGGCACTGAGCTGATCGGGTGGAAGATTCAGGCCCAGCTGGCGGAGTGGACTCTCGACCAGGAGGTCGCCACCGCCGACACCACGGCCCTGGCCGAGCCGTTCGGCGATTCGGTCAAGGCGCTGGTGCGGGGCTCTGGGACCCTGCAGTTCGACGTGGAGCGCAGCTACCGCGACGGGCGCCAGGATGCAACGGCTCTGCTGCGGCTGGTGATGATGCTCGACCGCGGCTGCCGGGCTCGAGCGCGGTTCTACCTCCACCGCGAGCGCAACGCCGAGGCGCCGGGGGCAAACCCGTGCCGGGATCCCCGCCTGGGCGGGGCCCTGTGGTACGAGTCCGACATCCTGCTGGCCCGGACCGGCATCCAGACCGCTGCCCGCCAGCTCATCGCTGGGTCAGCGGCCTATCTGGTCCTGGGTGAAACGCAGCTGCGGATGGGCTAGGGTGGGGTCGGGCAAGTGAGTGGTGTGGCCCCCCTGCGTGCGGTGCGCTGGGGGGCTTTCTCTTGGCCGCTAGGCTGACGGTAGGCATCTGATGGCGCGGCAGTGACGATCGTCAAGAAGTCGGGCGAGTCCGGCAGCTGGCCGCTGGCATCGAACCAGGCCACGGTTAAGCAGCAGCTGGCCGCGATGCTCGACGGCCTGCGGCAGCTGATCGGCGGCGCAAACATCGCCGGCGGATCGGCCGAGCTGAACGATCCTCTCAACGCTCCCTTCCAGCTCTACGTCAACCCCTACATCGGCTCGGACGCGTTCGCCGCTGGATCATTCGCCAGCTACGACCCGGACCCAGCCGGCAGCAACCCGACGACGGCCAACATCGACGCCAAGATCCGCCGAATTGAGAATCAACGACTGACCTGCGGCTACAGCCCGCAACGGCCATTCAAGACCATCAACCGGGCGATCATCGAGGCGGCTCTGATCACGAGCAAAAGCTATTTCACGTACTCCGGCGAGGCCGCCCACCTGGACTGCGTGAGCATCTGGCTCAGCGCCGGGGCTCACACCCTCTACAACGATCCAGGCAACACCGGTACAACTCCGGCGGTGTGGGCCGATGGCAAGGTGCCGACCACGGCCGAGCTGATCGGGTTCAACCCGAACGAGGGCGGCGCGATCCTGCCCCGCGGCTGCACGATGTGGGCCGCCGACTACCGGAAGTGCAGCATCCGGCCCAGCTACGTGCCAGCCGACGCGGATGAGGCCTACAGCGAATCGGCCGGGGTTGCGACGATCACCGGCCGCAGCTGCTTCTTCCGCACGACCGGCACCGGCTACACCTTCGGCTACACGCTGATGGACAAGCTAGGCAGCACCCAGAGCCATCACCTGCTCAGCGGCTACGAGTTCGCCTCTCAGTCGCAGCTGACCACGTTCTACGGCAAAGTCAGCACCGCACTGGCGCCCAACGGCAACGGATCAGCCGCCCTGCTGGTGGCCCGCACATCCGAGCACCAGATCGTCGGCCCGATCAGTGGCAGCCCATCGGAGGCATGGGACACCACTGGATCGGCGTCGTTCTACATCCTGAATGTCGGCATCCGATCGGAGCGCGGGCTGTGCGGCGCCCTGATGGACGGCAGCAAGGTCACCGGCTTGCGGTCGATGGTGACAGCCCAGTTCACCAACACCAACAACCAGCGGACCCTGAGCTGCTGGCAGATCTACTCCGGCGGCAGCTGGGTCACGCCGGCGAACTATCAGGCCCTGATTGACGCCTCGCCCGACTCGCGCCGAATGAGGCCAGGTCGGCGGAGCTTCCACATCCGCGTGATCAATGGCGCCTTCGTCCAGACCGTCTCGGTGTTCAGCATCGGCACCGGGATTCACAACTGGGTGCAGACCGGAGGCGAGCTGGACGCTACCAACGGCAACACGAGTTTCGGTGGTGTCGCGGCCCTAGCCGAGGGCTACCGCTCAACGGCATTCACGATCGACAAGAACTGGACCATCTCGGCATTCCGGGTGCCATTGCGACCCGATGCCAAGACTCCGGCGATCCGGCGGATCTTCCTCGGGACCGTCAGCAGCACGACCTCTGGCGCGATCACCATGACCGCCGCCCTGGACCCGGCGGTCCTGGAGTCGTTCACCCTGCGGCCCGGCTCCTACATCTGGGTCGAGAACCCGCAGGGGCCTGACTGGCGGGCCCAGATGGCGAACCCCTCGTGGAGCAGCGGCACGCCCGCAGTCATCAGCATCACCGCCGCGCTGGCCGATGAGAACGCCGCTGCGGCCGGGGCATCGGCAAACGGCCGCCGGGTCTACATCCGCCGTCTGGCCGACAGCCGGAACCGCGATGAGCGCCGCCTGGTCCTGAGGCTCGAGAACACGACCAGCGCCAGGACACCGCAGCGCCATCAGATCCTGCAACTCGATCCGGGCCGGGCTGGCGTCAACGGCACCCTGCCGGCCGCGAGCAGCTTCGCCATCACCAGCACGACTGCGACCACCCCCGTCGGTGCCGGCGTGCTGCGGGCCGCCCTGGTGTCACTGCGCCGGTCGAATCCTGATCAGAACTACGCGAACGGCACCTATTACCGCAAGGGCACGGTGGTCAAGTCGGGGAACAAGCACTGGGCAGCGCTAGACGACCTGACGACGGCCAGCGCCACGCCAGACCCAGCGCTGTGGTCGGAGTGCTACGTGGCGATGCCCGAGGCGTACAACGGCGAAGATCCGTTCGCCAACGAGTGCCCGAGCCTGGTCCTGGACGATGACGCCAGCGGCACCGAGGCGTCGACCACGCTTGGGTGGGACTGGGCCACCGCGTTCACCAGCGGTAGCAGCACCGCGGCGGTCTGGCTGCGGACCCAGTACCGCAGCGGCGTGGACTACCTCGCAGCCCATGCCCTGCTGGTCGCCCTGGGACTCGGCTCCAGCGATGCCCACACCGCACTGGCTCCGCAACTGGAGGCCAACCGTCTGCGCGATCCGGCGTCATCGTCGGCCTTCCCAGTGGCGCCGGCCGGAGGACTGGCCAACGGCAGGGCGAACTATCCGGTCGAGTTCCGGCGACCCTCGACGCTGGCCATGGCGCCACACCGAGCGGCCTGGTGCGGATGGGGCAACTACTCCACGGCCCTGCCTCAGGTGCAGCAGGACATGGCGGCCCGCAATCGGTTCAGTTACCTGTTCACCAATGCCGGCGGTGGCTTCGTCGCCTGTGACGGCACCCAAGAGGACATGCTCAGGTTCACCCCCGCAGGCCTGGAGGATCTAACCACCGGTGAGGTGGCCCAGGTGGGCGACATCGGTGCCCCTGACGTGTCGGTGGGATCGTCAACTACGTTCAGCGGGACGATCATCGACAGCATTTTCCAGGGGGTGATGGATTTCACCGGCGCAACCCTGCAAGGGTTCCCGCTGGCCAACAGCACCACCCCGGGCCTGATCGAGACCGCCACGATCGCCGAGGTGCTGACCGCCATGACCACCGTCGGCACTGGCGGGCTGGCCGTGACGACCGATTCCATGCCGGCGCCAATGCGGTCGAACGCCGTCGACATGGGCAGCGGCACGGCGTTCGACCTGAGCCTTGGAGCGTTCTTCTACCGGACGATCAACGGCAACGTCACACTCACATTCAGCAACGTGCCGGCGAACGGGATCACTCTGTTCCTGTTCGAGTTCACCTACACCAGCGGCACGATCACCTGGCCAGCAATCCTCTGGGCCGATGGCACCGCGCCCACACTCGTGGCCGGCTACACCTACACTGTCGCGCTCTACACCCGCAATGGTGGCAGCACCTGGCGCGGCAGTCGCCCCACCATCTGGACCTGATGAGCATTCTCGCCCGTCGTCATTTCGCTGTCAGCTCAGGATTAACGGCAGATAGCATCATCGCGGATGCCGCGTTTCGGTTCGGATTTAATACTGGCACGCTCAACGATCTGGTCAGCAATACCAGCGTGCTGACCGTCAACCGCCCATACGAAAAGCACTACATCAGCAGCAGCAAGCGCTACTCAAAGGCGGCGGCTGGGACGGTGGTCTACGACCACGACAGCAGCGGCAACAACCTGGGCGTGCTAGTTGAGGGCTTCAGGACCCAGGGGATTCGGTACTCCAATCGGTTCGCTGGATCAGGCGGATGGGAGGCGCCGAATCTTCCATTTGGCGGCAACACAGGGGCGGGCGGCGGTGGTTTCGTTTCTGGCTGCACTGTGACAGGTGGTTACCCTGGCCCCCTAGATGGGTATGAAAGCACCTCTGGATTGCAGTCCAGCAGGGTCCAGCTGGACACAACATTTGGCGATCACTTCATCGGAAAGTTCGGACTCTGGAGCATCACTACCGTTCAGTCCTATACATTGGCAGTTAAGGGCTTCGGCGATACTGCAAATCATGCCGTCAGGATCGGCACAGCAGGCGCCGGCTTCAGCGGCGAGGAGGGCATCTTCATCACGGTTGATCTGCAGACCGGGGCAGTCATCGACATGCGCACCACATACAGCGGTCAGTTTGACGGCCTGCTTCAATTCCCGAACGTCAGGATTACGCAAGACGGCTGGATCCTGATTTCTTTTCGGGTTGGTGGAATTAGCTCTGGTGGCGGCACGTCATACTCTCAGCCGCGAATCCGAATCGTGCGGAAGCAAGGCGGATCAATGCTGTCGCAATTCCAGGGCGATGGATCTAGCGGCGTTGACGTATTCGGGTTTCAGCGAGAATACTACGAATACCTCCCATCTACTTACATCCACAGCGATGGGCCGGCATCTCCAGTCACGCGGCCATCAGACGGACTGACCTGGACCCTGCCATCCCCAACAAATGCCAATCTTCGAGCAGTGATGGTCGAGTTCAATGGACACATCGACTCCGCCAGCCTGCTGACGCTGGACGATGGCACCGCATCGGGGTCAACATTCGCCGGCCATTACGTTGACCTTCAGTGCCAATCTGGCCAGTATCGTGTGGCCATGCGACGCAACTCCGGCGTCGAGTTCGTTACGAATGCCGGCCTGACGCCGTCGCCATTCCTGACCGGCCCGTGGCAGGGGACCACCTACACCGGGCCCAGGTCGGGGATGCTGCCGACGCGCCAGCGGTTCGTCTGCAGCTGGAACAGCAGCGCGATCAGAGCCCTGGCCGGCGGTGGCCCTGGCGACGGACTGATCACCCACGGCCTCGGGGGCCTGCCGACGATCACGCGCCTGATGATCGGCCAGGGCAACAACGGCCACCTCAGCGTCCCGATTGCCAGGGTCATCGGCTGGACCCGCGAGCTGACCGGCCTGGAGATCTTCACCCTCATGGCTGCCCGCTGATGCTCATCCTCCTCCACCCGCTGCGCTACCCCTACTCATTGCAGGAGCTGCAACGGGACCACCCGCTGACGTGGTTCCCGCTGGAGCCGACTGACTCCGACCTGGCGCCGTTCCGCGTCGCTCGGGTGATGCCAGCCCCGATGCCTCGGTTCGACCATCCCCGAGAGCGCTGCGTTGAGGTCACGCCCGAGCAGCTGCCCGATGGCACCTGGCGTCAGCGGTGGGAGGTGATCCTGAACGAACCCGGGCCTGAGACGGCCTGGGCAGTAGCCTGAGACCGGCCGCCACCGTCGCCATGGATCCCGACCGCGTCAACCACCTGGACCTGCTGCGGGAGACGGTTGCCATCTCAACTAAGGTCGACAGGTTGATCCAGGACCAGAAGGAACTGCGCGAGGCCCTGGGCGCCGAAAACGGGATCTACGCCCGCCTGAACCGGCTGGAGCAACGCATGGCCCAGGCGGTGATCCTGGCGGCGATCTGCGGGCTGGTGCTGCCGGTGTTCGTCACCGTGGCCATGGACCGCCTCTGGCCCGTCGCTACCGTGGAGATGACCGCCGATCCAACCCCATGAACGTCGAGATCCGCGACCTGCTGGAGATCATCCTGGCCCTGCACGGTGCCGCCGTGCTGATCGTGAACCTGACCGACACACCGAAGGATGACCGCCTGGTCGCCCGGTTCTACCGCGGCGTGGAGCTGTTCGCCGGCATCTTCACCCCCCTGGTGAAGCGGTGAGCTGGGCCACTGTCCGAGGCGCCTGCGAGCATGCCGCCCGCACCGGCCGCCTGGAGCCGCACCAGCTGGCGGCCCTGACGGCCCTCGATGAGGGTCTGACCGATCCGCAGCGCCAGCGGTTCAGCGAGCTATGGCGGGCTGCCCCACTGCCGAAGCCGGCCGATGATCCGGCGGTCAGGCTGGCCCTGCCCGTGATCAAGGAGTTCGAGGGCTGCAGGCTCAAGGCCTACCCCGACCCGGAGACCGGCGGCGATCCCTGGACGATCGGCTGGGGCAACACGCAGCATTTTGATGGGACCCGAGTCAAGGCCGGCGACACGATCACCCAGGCGGTGGCGGATCAGATGCTCGACTCCTACGTCCGCGACTTCGCCCGGTCCCAGCTGTCGAAGCGCATCCCCGGCTGGGCCCGGCTCACCGCGGGGCAACAGGCCTGCCTGCTGTCGTTCAGCTACAACGTCGGGGTTTCGTTCTACGGAGCAACGGGATTCGAGACGATCACCGCCTGCCTGCGGGACTCCAGGCTCGCTGACGTGCCCGCAGCGCTGCGGCTCTACGTCAACCCGGGCGGGCCCAGCGAGGCCGGCCTGAGGCGGCGCAGGGAGGCGGAGGTGAAGCTCTGGGGCGGGCCGGCCCGGCCGACCGAGCGAATGCTGGCCGTGCGGTACTTCTCGCAGCTCGACAATGCCAGCGGCAGCGGCTACCGGGAGTGCTTCAGCAGCAGCTGCGCAATGATTGCGGCGCACTACGGCAGGGTCAAGACCGACGACGACTACAACCTGATCCGCAAGCGGTTCGGCGACACCACCGATGCGCAAGCCCAGCTGGCGGCCCTCCGCTCGCTGGACCTGGACGCCCGGTTCGTGACCAATGCCGGCGTGGGGCTGCTGGAGTCGGAGATGCTCGCCGGACGACCTGTGGCCGTGGGCTGGCTCCACCAGGGGCCGGTGACGGCGCCGACGGGTGGGGGGCACTGGACGGTGGCGGTGGGGTTCACTGCTGAATCCATCGTGCACAACGACCCGAACGGCGAGGCCGACCTGGTCAACGGGGGCTACGTCAACCACACCGGTGGCGCTGGGGTGCGCTACAGCCGCCGCAACTGGCTGCGGCGCTGGGAGGTTGACGGACCTGGCACTGGGTGGGCGGTGTTGGTGCGGGCGGCTTAGCCTGCATCCCCCTCAGCCAAACCCGCCTGCAACCTGCGGAACTGCTCCAGCCAGATCAGCACCTGCCACCAGTCGGGGGTCTCGCGGCAGGTGCTGCCGAGGCAGATGCGCCAGAGGTCTGAGCCGTCCTGCTGGCGAACCTGGTGGAGCGTGATGGAGGGGGTCATGAGTCGCTGAACAATGACGCCGATTGAGATTCGGCCTGCTGCAGGAACTTGGACGCCTGCTTGGCGTATTCGGGCTTCAGCTCGACTCCAATGTACTTCCGGCCCATCTTCACGGCCTGGTAGCCGGTGCTGCCGATGCCGTTGAATGGATCTAGGACAAGATCGCCGGGGTTGCTGTAGAGGGTCAAGCATCGTTCAATCAAGTCCAAAGGCATTGGGCAGATGTGCTTCTCATCTTTGTCTCCCTTGAATCGAGCATTCAGTACTTTGGTCTGCATCGTGTCAAGCCAGACAGGAGATGCCCACTGCTGCCACTGGTCAAGGCTAAACTCATCGCGCGTGTGAGTGACAGGCTCGCCAATGTTCTTACCCTTGGACTCCTTGCGCATGACTAAGATGTATTCAGGCATGCCCATGGCGCTAACCCTGCTATTCTCGCGAATGTTTTTATAGAGTAACCTCTCGTGCTTGGTTTTCTGCATCTCTCGCACTGGATCGCGCCAGATGGTCACCCGTGCCCGCAGGCAGAAACCTGCGTCGCGATAGTTCTTGCTAGCGGCATCGCTGAACGGGAACAACCCGCCCTCTCCGGTCTCGCTGCTGTTCTGATAGAAAACAGTGTCTTTCACGTGATCACAGATGACGGTCCCAGGTTTCATGACACGGAACAACTCGCGGGCCATGAATGAGTGATGCTGCAGAAACTCATCGTGTGATGCGCTATTCCCCATGTCACGCGCTGAGTCGCTGTAGATGTACAACGACGAGAATGGCGAACTGAAGACTGAGCAGTCCACCGAGTCGGACGGCATGCCCATCAGCATCTCGACGCAGTCGGCGTTATAGACCGCCCAGTTTGAGCCTTGATAGTCTGGTTTCATTGGAGGAAAGATGGAAGGGTGACGACAGGTGTTCGGGTGTAAGCACGGCGCAAGACTGCGTCCTGTTGCGATCGAATCATGGACTGGGCCATGGCCCGCTTCATGCGCTGGTGATCCAATGCCTTGCGCTGCACGTTGCTCCAGATGCTGGATTCGGTGTCGCTGATGACGACGTGGCAGTCAACCGGCTGGGTCTGCCCAAATCGCCAAGCACGACGGACGGCCTGATAGTGCTGTTCATAGCTGTGGCTAACGCTGGCAAATACGACCGTATTGGCGTGCTGCCAATTCAGGCCCAGGCCTGCGAGCTTCGGCTTGCTAACGATAACGCGGCGTTCCCCAAATGTGAATGAGTCAAGCGCTGCGACCTTGGCATCTGGATCCATAGATCCATGCACTTCGATGGAGTCAGGAATGGCTTTGGCCAATGCCGAAGATTCATCGTTTGTTTCGCACCATACAATCACTGCCCCATCCGCAGAGTTGGCAATCTCTGCGGCGCACGCGACGCGATCGGCCATGGTTAGCCGTTTCTCGCGATGCATCGTCGTGGCACTGCCGTCAGGAATCCTGAATAGCATTCCGTGTGGCACCGACTGAGTAATGTCGGCCAAGATCGTGTGCACGTGATAGTTCAGTGGCGGCAGCACAAAGCCATCGTCATCGCCGCCCAGGTCCGATGGGAGCGTGGCCGCCCTGGCCCAGCTGGCGACCCATGCCCAGAAGTCGGCGACGGCATGGCCCTTAAGGCGATACCCTCCCATTGTCGTCTGATCGCTGATGAACCAGCGGGACAGCATCTCAGGCCCTGGCATGACTCCCAAGAACTCTGCATGCTGGCCGATTTCCATGTGATCATTCGGCGCTGGCGTTGCCGTGGCTGCCAGCCGGTACGGTGTGGCGCTGAAGGCATCGCAGAGCATTCGCTTGGTCGGGCCTGTAAATGACTTCAGGATGCTTGATTCGTCCAGGACCACACCGCCGAACACCGACGTATCAAGCTTGGGCAGTCGTTCATAGTTTGCGATGTTGACACCGCTTGAAACGTCGGACTGCTCGCGCACTATCGTGGCGTCAATCCCGATCGCTTCACATTCGCGCTTCATCTGCCTGGCCACAGCGAGAGGCGTCAGGATGAGCGACGGCTTGCCGCTGGCATGCATGAACTCTGCCGCTGCTGCCGCCTCAACTCGTGACTTGCCGAGTCCGGTGTCGAGGAATGCGGCCGACCTGCCTTTCTGGCATGCAAACTCAAGAGTGGCGTGTTGATGCTTGAAGAGTTGCCATTGATTCTGGGGGCTGAATCCAAAGGATCCGGCGGACGTGCCTTTCGATGCGATGAAGTTGTGGTAATCCTGCAGGGGCTGAGTCATTCACACACCCCCCGGACCGCCACATCCGGCAGCGTGCCGGTCGTGACCAGCTGGATGAAGGCCTCTTGCTGGGCGGACCGTGCGGAGTCCCATGAG